AAGTTTCATGACCGGAAGAGCTACAGACGAGGTCCGCGGTTGCCAGAGGTGCCCGCAGGTTAACTTAACAATCCAGGGTCCTTATATCCCAGTTAATCCCAGAGCTCAAGAAAAAAATTAAACTTATCCACAAATAATTTTGTTGACAGCTTGCAGCTTGTAGATTATGGGCGGGCCCACCCTTGTGGCCTTGCAGAATATGGGCGGGCCCACCCAAAAAAAAGAAAAAATTTTTTACAACTCTAGATTGTAGGCTCGTACTACAATCTAGAGTTGTTCATCAAGGACAGATGAAACTAGTTTGGGTTTTGAAGATTGGAATTATTAAAATCTTCTTCTGTCATATCCCTATCTTCCCCAGTACACGCATTGTGCCAATGATAAGTATAATAAAAACCAGAACCAGAACCATTATTTGAGTTCCAGATATATCTTCTTCTTTTTCGCCACGCATTTTCTTCGCTCATTGTCATTGGTTCGTGTAATCTGCCAGAAATATTATCTATGGCTCTATTCATAAATTGATCTGCCCAATCATTATAACAATTCATTGAGCAAAAATTTCCACCACCATAGTAGAAATCTGATCTTCTTCTGGTCTGATTTTTTCGGTTTCCTTTGGAACCTCGTTTCCTGTCCTTTGTGTCATAAGTATGGCACTTATGACTTTGGCAATATTTTAACGCCATTTTCTGTCCTTTCTGATAGGGTTGAATATTCCACACTGGAACTACCTTTCAACCCTATACTTTTATTTGGTTAAAGTTTTTATAAATTAACAGTTTTTAATATAATATCCTATTGACAATAGTCAAGGATAGTTTAAAAGAAATTTTAAAATAAATAAACAATTAACAAAGAAAGAGGACACATGGCTAGAATAAGACTAAACCAAGAGTATAGAAATAAAATCGCAAATAGATTGAGAGTACACTTGGAACAAGAAGATACACAAGAAAAAAGAAAGTATGACAATTTAAAAGCAGATCAAATTGATATCAACGATCAAGCTTGGAATGTTGCAGAAAAAATTGTTAGACGTCATTATACAGATGATGATGTTGAGAAAGCATACTATCTTCAAAATAAATTTGAAAATGTTTCGACTATTGCAAAAGATAGTTGTTTTCATTTTCATTATATTGGTGACAAAGTAAAAGAAAATTATAATGGTGAAAAAACTATTGAGGAAAATGTACCAATAGAAAAACATTTCGATTTTCGTTTAAATGGTTCTATTGAAGATAATAATTATTCTTCTAATAGAGATTTGTCTTATGGCTTTGCTTTGTTTAGAGATGAAATCAATGCACAAGAAGATTGCAACGCAGATATCTTAATCGAACAAGCTGATAAAGATGATAACCCACATAAAAGAAAGTACGTTGAGAACAACGAAAAATATTTGGGTTTATCTGGTGGCAGAAATAATGAAACCAAATATGGTCGTGAGTGGAATGAAAAATATCAATTAGATTTAATTGGTCGTGAGTATTGTAGAGATAGATCAATCGCGTGTGATAAATCTGAATTTGATTTTTTAATTACTTGGAAAAAACAAAAAGCAAATTTTGTCATGGCTCACGAAAAATGGATTGAAAGTATCTTGCAACAGATGAAAGAAATCAAGATTGGATTAAAGGGATATAAGTATCTTGACGAGGCTATTGAATTAGCAACTGAACTTGGTCTTTTAATCAATGACGCAGAAATAATTAGAACTAACTCAACAGGGCTAGTTATTTATAATCCTAAAAATTTAGCTGATAGGATTAAGGGCATGAAGAATAAAGAAAAAACAAGAGAACAAAAGATTGCTGAACGTGTTGCATATATGTCACAATCTGAAAAAAATGTGGATAACTTAAATTAAGTTGTTGCAATAATCTGGGATTAATATAAGTTAATCCCAGATACAAAAAGTATCTAGAAAGAGAAAAACAAATGATAAAAGACAAACCATTTACAATCACTTATTATTCTGCAAGTGATAAAAAGCATATTACAAGAAATGCTTTGTGGACAGAAAAAAGCAGATATTGGATATCAAAGGGTGGTCGAATGTTAATGACCTATTTTGATATTGACGCTGATGGATATAGAACTGCATCAGATAGTTGGAAAGTGAGGTTATAATTATGGATAAAAAATATCTTGTAATTGAACAACATAAATTTTCCACGTTCAATGACTTATGGACAATTAAGTTTGCAGCTGTTGATGAAGATACTGCATTTAAAAAATTAGTTGCTTTGAGAACTTTGAACGAGGACAAAGACAAAATTTATTACATTGTTAATATGGAATATCTTTGGACAAAAGATATTGATGAGGATAGTACTAGATCAGATGAGCCTCTTGTATTAACTGATGAAGTAAATCACGAGGACAAACAACAACAGTTGTTTTAATCTTTCGTACTCGGTGGGGGTGATGCTAGTGAAATCCCCACCAAGTATCTGGGATAAATCCCAGAAGGGTATGCAAATACTGCAATGCTATTTCTGCATAGTGTATCTCGATAGAGGTACCACTACATATTGATTTTTTCGCTTGAAAATTTGGGCGGGCCCACCCTAAAAACAAACAAGGGGTCCCAAGTCTAGTATATATTGTAAGATTTAGACGATTAAGGTATACTTTTGAAACCGCGTTTATAAATATGAGTTCTGAAAAAAATATTATAAAAATTTCTGAAGATGACTTAAAAAAACATTTAACGGAAGAAGAGTTTGCTGATTACCTAGAAAGTCAAGAAGCCCTTAAACTAGAAGAAGTAACTCCTGAAATTAAAAATGATTTTTTAAGTTTTGTAAAATTTGTGTGGCCTGAATTTATTGAAGGCTCTCATCACAAAAAAATTAATAAAAAATTTAATGACCTCGCACAGGGGAAAATTAAACGTCTGATCATAAACATGCCGCCGAGACACACAAAGTCGGAGTTTGCCTCATACTTACTCCCGGCATGGATGATCGGTAAAAATCCAAAATTAAAAATAATTCAAGCAACACACACAGCAGATCTTGCTGTAGACTTTGGACGTAAAACTAAAAATTTGGTTGATGATGGAAACTATCAACAAGTCTTTGACACAAGACTCATGGAAGATTCTCAAGCTGCTGGTAAATGGAAAACTGAACAAGGTGGCGAATACTTTGCAGCTGGTGTTGGTGGAGCAATCACGGGCCGTGGTGCCGATCTCCTGATCATTGATGATCCACATAAAGAACAAGATATTAAAAAAGATAGTAAGTCTTTTGACAAAGCGTGGAACTGGTATACGTCAGGACCTAGACAGCGTTTGCAACCAGGCGGCCGTATCGTAGTTGTCATGACACGTTGGTCTACAAAAGATATTACAGGACAATTACTCAAGGCTCAGGGAGAAGAGAACTCTGACCAGTGGGAGGTTGTAGAACTACCAGCAATACTTCCAAACGGAAATCCTGTTTGGCCAGAATACTGGAGCGTAAAAGAATTAGAAAAAACAAAAGCATCTATACCTGTATCAAACTGGAATGCTCAATACATGCAACAGCCAACAGCAGAAGAAGGTGCGATTATCAAAAGAGACTGGTGGAAAAATTGGGAACATGAATATCCACCACCAATAACATTTAAAATACAGTCCTACGACACAGCGTTTTTAAAAAAAGAAACAGCTGACTTTAGTGCAATTACAACGTGGGGAGTCTTTGTAGATGACGATATGGGACACAATATAATATTATTAGACGCTTTTAAGGACAGGTACGAGTTCCCTGAACTTAGGAGAATGGCCCATCAAGAGTACCTATATTGGCGTCCTGATATAGTTTTGATTGAGTCTAAAGCGTCTGGAACACCATTAACCCACGAATTAAGAAAAATGGGAATTCCAGTTGGGAACTTTACACCGAGCAAAGGAAATGATAAACACGCTAGAGTAAACTCAGTTTCGCCTTTCTTTGAGGCCGGTAAAGTCTGGGCCCCGATGCATGAGCATTTTGCCCAGGAGGTTGTCGAAGAATGTGCTGCGTTTCCGCATGGTGATCACGATGACTACGTTGACTCCATGACTCAAGCGCTAATGAGATTTAGACAAGGTGGATTAATAGTTCACCCTGAAGATGAAAAATATGAACCTGTGGAGAGAAGGAATATAGAATATTATGGCGAGTAAACCGTTAATAGATACAGCAATAAGATTGTACCAGAACCTAGGTGGCAATTTAAGCAAAATCCTTGGTACCCGAACCAATGTTAATTTTTTAGGTAAAGGTAGAAATACAGAACCATCAATTGACATGGATATAAACATTGAAGCTTTCGGTGCTATCCCACAATCAAGAGTCGTCTCTGAGTTTGAAAGTGCTATGGGTTATTTAACATCTAATAAATTAGATGACATACAAGCAACCAGGTTAATTAAAAATTTAGAAAAAGCAAACGAGTTTTATTTTCCACCTGCAGCTCCAGCAAACATCACGGACATGGGAACAGGGACCAGGGGCCTAACAGCTGAAGGTCTAGAGTCTTTAAGAGCTATGGCAGATGATCTGCCTCCTCCAGGTTCGCGTGGTGGTGCTGATGATATTGCAGCTCCTATAAGTGGTGCAGGTTTAGAAGCAGTTAAAGATGTTAAGAACGTAGATTTAATTAGTGAGGACTTAATCAAAAAAGTTTATGACACAGCAGGTGTTGCAGTAAATGCAAAACCGGTAGCGCGTGGTAATGCTAGAGATTTTTTAAATACAATTAAAGATATGGAAGATCCAACAAATCCAGGTGGCCCAACACTATCATCAATTATGGAGACAGATGATTTTAAATTCATGACTGAAGGCGGTGGTGGAATTATGGGTGATCCATTATTATTAGTACAAAAATATTTTGGCCCAAGAGTTTCATCTGTTGTTGCAAATTTAAATAGTCGAGAAGAAATAGAACTGTTTGCAAAACAATTAGTTAAAGTCAAAGATGTAAAAGGTAATACAATAACCGATAGAAACTTTGATCCAACGGCTGTTGATCCATCCGATTTTGAATTTGCAGATGGTGGTCGTGTAGGTCTTAGAGGTGGTAGACTTGTTGGTAAAGCTTTAGGGTTATTTAAAAAACAACAAGCTTTAGAAAAAGGTGCAGTTAGAGGATATGCAGATATGCGTAAGTACGGTATCGAAGGAGAAGATATCACAAACATGTTTAAAGAAATTTCTATGGACCCAACTTTAGTGGGTAAAGAAAAAACAGAATACTTTAAAGTATTAAACCAAGCACTAAAAAATCCTGAACAGTTTCCAGACACAATCAAAGAAATACAAATGAAGTTAGGTATAGATGTAGGACTTGGATTTAAAAGCGGCGGCCTAGCTAAGATCCTGGAGCTGTAATGGAAAAGCTTCAGGCGTGGATTAAAAATAATACTTTTACAGTTCAAGGTCAAAAATATTTTGATAATGCTGAATTTATAAAAGAAGTACAAAAAGTAGAAAAAATAAAATCAGAACAAGCAGCAATAAAAAGAGCAAGTTATTTATTACTAAATGTTTTAGATATAAAAAATGTTAAGCCATTAAAAAAAGGAAGAGGAAGTAGAGTAAAACAAATTGGAGAAGCTTTTGATAATAATAAATCTTTTAAAGATGCTTATATTAAAAAACATGGCAATACAAAAATTGCAGATTTAACAAACGATCAATTAAATACAGAAATAGGGAGAATATCCAAAATAACAAAAGATGCAGGTTTAATTCCTGAAAATGCAATTACTTTAAAAGAATTTGCAAAACGATCAGGTTTAGGTGAAGCCAATATTAAATCTTTAAGAGGAATACAAAAAGATTCTGGTAGAGGAAAAGAGTTTAATAAATTATTTAAATTTACAGTAATACCAAATCAAGCAACTTATATAAGCAGCACAGGACTTGATGATAAAATTAAACAGTACAAAGATTTTACAGACCAAGGTTTTGTTCAAGAAGACACTATTAAAAGAGTAAACAAATTTAAAAAATCAAAAGTAATTCAAAACTATCTTGATGGTAAAAATCCACTCTTGTGGACTAAAAAAGGTAGGGCAGATGCCATAAAAGTTTTAGGAGGCGCAACTCCTTATCAAGCGTCTTATGCAATGGCTACATTAGCAAGAGCATATGATGGTGATAAAATTAGAGGAATTGATGTCAAACCTGACAAAGATAAGGCAAGATTTATATTTAAAAGTTTAACAGATCTTAAAGAAAGAGACCCTTGGTCTGCACCTGTTTATGAACAAGGGCTAAGACAAGTTGATAAAGAACTAAAAGGTGTTGGAAGTTTTAGAACGTTTAAAACGACATACACCGAAGAGATGAATAAAATATTTGATGACATGGGTATTGATAAAAAATATCGTACATCAATTAATGAAATTATTCCTGTCAAAGGAGCCTACAGAAATAACGTTGCACCTTTTGCTGCGTTTGTAGATTTAACAAGATCAGATTTAAATAGATATATTGCAGGACAACAATCTGATTTATCAAAAGCAATGTCTTATTTGGATAAATACAAAGATGATACAGCTAAGTTTCAAAA